CAAAAACATCGTAAACTAAGAGGAGTAGATTAAATCTATATTATGATTCTTTAACTTTAACCAACCAATAGGGATTATCGTATGCCTAAAAAGAATCTTCAATTAGTACAACAACACAACGAGCAAAATGCAAGAGCCCCTTCCAACAGTCTCAAGATGCGTCTTGAGGACATGATCACAATCGAAGCAAAAACAGAAGCCCAAGGCCAGTTTATGTCTGAATATAGATATAGCCCGGCCTTTTTGTTGCACGGTTGTGCTGGAACAGGTAAAACTTTCATTGCTTTATACCGAGCCTTAGAAGAAGTATTAGACAAAGGAAACGGATATGGTAAAGTGGTTGTTGTTAGATCAGCAGTACCTAGTAGAGACATCGGACACTTACCTGGAACAGAAGCAGAGAAAACAGAAATTTTTAGCTTGCCGTATCAATCAATGTGTGAAGAGTTTTTTCCTTCGAAGGATAAACCTTATCAACGCTTGATAGAGCAAAAGCATTTAGAGTTTATGTCAACTTCTTATGTTCGTGGTATTACACTCGACCATGCAATTGTAATTGTCGATGAATGTCAAAACTTAACAGATATGGAGATCAATAGTATAATGACCCGAGTGGGAGTCAATACCAAAATTCTATTTTGCGGTGACTTCCGACAAACTGACTTGCACAAACGCTATGACTTATCAGGTTTGCGGCAGTTTATGATGACGGCCGAATCAATGCCATCATTTGCATCGGTTGAATTTGGGATTGAAGATATTGTCAGATCCGCCCTAGTCAAAGAGTATATCGAGGCTAGAATGCGGTATGAAGACAACTATGGAGTAAGTGCTTGATTTCGTTGGATAAAAAACTCCAATAAAATCAATAACTTACATTTTTTTGAAATTAATTTAACGCCTCTAAGGAAATCAAGTACTTAGAGGCGTTTTTTTGTCTTGACATTACGAAATAACGGTGCTATAATAGTTACATAAAATGAGAAAACAGTTGTGAGGACTGATTATGTGGAACTTAGAAGGAATGCAGGTTTGGGGTACTTACTTAGATTTAGTAGAGGTATCCGGTAGAGTAACACACAGCCGTGTCGCTTACGGTGGTGGTGTTGAGCATCATGTTAAAATTGATGATGGCTTTACCGCAGTTGAAGGTCGTCTCAATCGTCCAGCCGGTGATGTTATAATCATCCATCATAAAGACATTACAAGGATGCGTGACTAATGATTGTCCTAAATAATGGATACTCGCAGCAAATGTTTTCTTGCTATGAGGAACTCATCGACTTCCTTGGCCAGTCCGAATTCTACGCAGTAATGAGTGGCGAACACTCACAGTACAGCGTATCTTATTTACCGGTGACATAATGAAAATAAATTACGAAGAGTTTCCTAATCCTAAACAAGGCTCTGTTGCAGAATTGATTAAAAGGCGAAGGTTGCAGATACTAGTTCACTCGTGCCTGTATTATGAACTCAATAATAATCTTATTAGTGATGATAAATATGACACTTGGGCAATTGAATTAGAAAAATTGATGAAAGACAATCCAGGAGTGTATTCTGATAGATTTGACTCTGCATTTCAATCATGGGATAGTTCGAGTGGATTTGATTTGCCTATAAGAGATCCATGGGTCTACTCAACTGCAATGAGATTGAGTAGTATAGGTGATATAAATAGTTAACACTGCCAGTGCAGTAGGTCTTGTTCCCTACTTTAAATAATTGAGCAAGTGGTGCCCAGATATTTTTTTTTTTGCTGCTATAGCTTAATTTCTAGAGCGTCTAATTATGGCTACCCTAATTGTCTAATTAGAAGGTCCGAAATGGTAACTCGGTAGCAGCACCAGTTATGTTATGAAGGAAATATATTTGTTTAATCATGTAAACCTTGAAATTGTAGAACCAAACGCTGTTAGTACTCCTAACGGTAGAATGTATGAAACACCTGATGGGGCTTCGTATCCTTCGGTAACTACGGTGATGTCTTATCTTTCAAAAGATAGCATTAAGGCTTGGAGAGAAAGAGTAGGGGAAGAGGAAGCTAATAAAATTAGCAACCAAGCAGCTACTCGTGGTACTAAGATACATGATCTGTGCGAACAGATTTTACTAAATAATGACGTAACGCTAGATAAACTCAGTTTGCTGGATAAGCAAATGTTTAATGAGTTTAGACCGTTTTTAGATAGGATAGATAACATACACGCACTTGAAACTGCTTTATATAGTCATCATTTGAGACTAGCAGGAAGAGTTGATTGTATAGCAGAGTATGAAGGAACTTTATCAGTTATTGATTTCAAGACTTCTCGTAAGCCTAAAAAGAAGGAATGGATTTCTAACTATTTTATGCAATGTACCGCATATGCAATAATGTTTGAGGAGATTACTAAAATACCAATCCCTCAAATAGTATTGATGATTGCTGTTGAAGGCAGTGAGCCTCAGATGTTTGTAGAGAAGCGGGATAATTATGCCGAACAACTGCTAGATTTGAGACTTGACTATGAGCGTAGTATAAAGTTATAATAGGAGATATATATGAGAGCATTAATTTTAGCAACATTATTATTACCAAGTATTGCTTCGGCTCAGATTACTATTGTTTCAGAAAAGCCAAACTATGTTATGGTTACTCAAAAAGAGTGCCATATACAAGAAGTATATGTTGAGAACTCTCTGGGTGGGTCTATTGTAGGCGGTATAATTGGTGCTGCCATCGGCAACGAGATCGGCGGCGGCTCGGGTAGAAAGATTGCTACTGTAGTCGGTGCAATCACGGGTGCTAATGTTGGACGCACTCGTGCCGAAAACAAAGGCAGAATAAAACAACGACAGATTTGCCGTGATGCACAGGTTCAAGTACAGCGTGGTAAGTATGTGACTATGAGGTACGAAGGAAAACTTCATACTATCTTAGTAGACTAATTCGTTGAAGCATGTAATAGGAAGTTTGGACAGGGGTTCAATTCCCCTCGGCTCCACCAATAAGGGCACTCTCTGATAAGAAAGCTCAACCTAGGCAAGAGTAGTCTCCTCTGACATAATCTTTGCAAGGATTTGTTATGAGTGTCCTTTTTAATGGGGCTGTTCTGGATTCGACAGACAACTGAAGGCATGTGGAGAATCGACTAACGCAGAAGGTCGTTAAACTAGAAGCAAAAATATAATCGCAGCTAATGACGATTACTATGAGGGTCTACGCCTAGCAGCGTAAACTTCATCGGAGTTTGAAGGAGCCTTGTTACCCAAGTCCTTCTTTTTTTAACCAATGGAGAAAAATTATGTGGACTAAGCCAACTTACGAAAATGTACGACTCGGCTTTGAAATCACCATGTATTTCAAAACTCGTTAAAATGCTAGTGGGGTATGGGTTCCACCCTTAAAAACGGACCTTAATTAAAGGAATACAATCATGTATATATTAGAAGATACACTTGCTATGTTAGGTGCAGTTTTTGTAGTAACATCAGCAAGTATGTTTGCTTATAATGAAGATGATGATACACCTATAGAATTAGAAGTAATAACAACGGTTGAAGAGAATTCTTCATGGTATGATCTTGCACAAAAAAATACCGAGTGTTTAGCAACGAATATTTATTTTGAAGCTCGTGGTGAGTCATACGAGGGACAAAAAGCAGTTGCATTTGTTACACTCAATCGGGTAGAAAGCAACAAGTTCCCAGATGATATATGTTCGGTCGTGTACCAAGCAAAATATAGAACTGGTTGGTCTGAATCAGTGCCTATTCGGAATAAATGTCAGTTTAGCTGGTATTGTGATGGCAAGTCAGACAGAATAAGAAACTCTTCTGATTATCAGCGATTGTATACTCTTGCGGCAGAAGTGATAACAGGCCGTCACAGAGACAATACAGAAGGCGCTCTTTGGTATCATGCGGATCACGTACAACCATCATGGCGTTTAGATTACAACAGAATTGCAAAAATAGATTCACATATTTTTTATGTCAATTAATATCTTGACATTACCTACTAAAATGATATAATAGTATTATGGATGCCAATTATCAAGCAGTTAAATCACGAATAGTAGTTACCGGAGGCTGCGGATTTATTGGTTCTCATTTGGTAGAAAAGCTACATAACTTAGGGTTTGATGTTACAGTAGTAGATGACAATAGACAAGGTAACCATTTCTGGGAATCTTCTAGTGTAACTTATATTAATGAAGATGTTGCAACATGTAATTTGACAGAAAAAATGAGCAGACCTATTGGAATATTTCATTTCGCAAACATTACTCGTGCTACATCTTATCCTGAAGACCCACAAGAGATAATAAATAGCAATATACAAACAACAACTGCCGTATGTGAATGGGCTAGACATTGGGATACATTTTTATTTTTTGCAACAGATACAGAACAAAAATTTAATGACGAAACTAATTCGTATCTTTGGAGTAAAATTGCATCTGAAGAAATAATTGATTTATATAAAAAGATGTATGGATTGTATCAGGTTAACATGATTCTATACAATGTTTACGGAGAACGAGAACCTGAACATGGTTCTCTCAGTAATGTTATTAAAAAGTTCAAAACAAATTATTTAAACAATCTTCCTATCACAGTGTATGGAAGTGGAAACAAAAAGCGTGATTTTACTCATGTTGACGATGTAGTACAAGGTATGCTACAATTGTTATTAGCAAAAGAATTACCAGATGAAGTTCATATAGGTAAGGGGTCACCTAAGAGTGTAATGGCTCTTGCAAGAGCATTCGATACTACTATAGTTCATAAGTTTGATGTACCAAGTGAGCCAGATATTATAGAATGTGAAAACCCGTACATAGAATGTCCTACTGATGTAATACAATACATTAATAGTTGGTTAAAGGAGAATCCAATTGATAACTAGAGTAGTGGTAAACGAATTTATGACTAATCCAGAAAAGATGACTGATGTTTATATTATTACCAAAAAGTTTAAAACGCCTTCTGAATTTTCGCAACATATTGAAAGAAGAGCAATACATACCAAATCATCTTACCTGGATATTCTGTTAGAATATTGTAGTAAAAATGATATCGAAATAGAAAGTGTAAACAAGCTCCTTAGCTCTAGTCTCAAAGACAAATTAGAAGCAGAAGCGCAAGATTTAAATCTTCTTAAAGTTAAGGCAAATAAGTTACCCTTTTAATATGGAACCATTTGAAGTTTACAAACTTTACTTAGCACTGAAGTTACACTTTACAACAAAATCCTATGACATCACTAAAACTAAAGGTGCTGTTCGTAGTAAAAAAGAGACCTTTCTACGGCGCAAAGATTTAATATCTATTCGCAAACTAGCAAGGGATTTCAAAAGGTCAGAGATTATTGACATTCTAGTTGCAAACTTTGTAAGTGGAGATAAGTGGGGAGGTATGTTTGATACCTCATCGATAGAAACTTACAAAAAGTGGTTGACAACTAAGCAAAGAATGTTGTATAATTTTAATACTGACCTTGATAATGTTCTTCTAAAAATGGAAATGGACAATATCAAATCAGCGATATACGAAGACACACATCCTTTGATATTCAAGATGTACATGGGTCGTGAAATTAGTTTAGAGACATTAGTTATGTTAGACAAACTACGACCTTTTGTTGAAAGATTTAATGATGATTTTGTGCTTGACGATGTTTGTCTTTTAGTATCGAAATACCGACCCTTTGTCAGATTTGACAAAGATAACATTAACTTCAAGCACACGGAACAGTTGGATTTAATTTACGGAAATGAGTAAGTCAAATAATTACAAACCGCAAGAAAAACGCATTAAGCGTGTCGAAAAGAAGCCTGGTAAGAACATTGCTAGGGAACTAAAACGTATCACTATTCAAGATGCATCGAAATTGGATGATATTTTTGAAAATAGTTATACAAAATAAATCGCAGTACATACATCGCAATATAACGCAATATTAGGAGAAACATATGTCGTTTAATACACTATCTGATCTACGCAAAGCTCGTGGTAACTTCGATTCACTTATGAAAGAAGTTGAAAAACTCGATACACCTCAACAAGGTAAAAGAGGTGATGACCGAGAATGGAAGCCTACCGTAGACCAAGCAGGTAATGGCTATGCCGTTATTCGCTTCCTCCCCGCCCCACAAGGCGAAGATATGCCCTGGGCACAACTTTGGAATCACGGATTTCAAGGACCAACTGGTAAGTGGTATATCGAAAACTCACTAACTACACTCAAGCAAACTGATCCTGTATCTGAGTTAAACTCAGAACTTTGGAACAGCGGTGTAGAATCAAACAAAGATGTTGCTCGTAAGCAGAAGCGCCGCCTTTCTTACTACGCTAACATTCTTGTTGTTGAAGATTCAGGCAATCCTTCTAACAACGGACAAGTATTCTTATACAAGTTCGGTAAGAAGATTTTTGATAAGATTAAAGACGCTATGCAGCCTGAGTTCCAAGATGAAGATCCGATGAATCCTTTTGATTTCTGGGACGGTGCTAATTTCAAATTGAAGATCCGTCAAGTAGAAGGGTATCGCAACTATGATAAGTCAGAGTTCTCAGCAGCTACTGCTATCTCTGATGACGATGCAGCTATTGAAGCTATTTGGGGCAAGCAACATTCACTCGCTGAAATCATTGCTCCTACTAACTTCAAGTCATACGATGAGTTGAAGAAGAAGCTAGACTTCGTTCTAGGCAATGGCGCTCGTGTATCTACAGCAGAAAGTATTTCATCTGTAACAGGTGATGCTTCTGATGATAGTTTCTTGAAAGATGTTACCGCAGCAGTAGAGAGTCGTGCTGCCGCTACTCCAACAGCATCTGACACAGAAGATACTATGTCATACTTTGCTAAGCTTGCAATGGATGACTAATTACTAGTCAAACAGGAAAAGAGAAAGGGGCTTAACGCCCCTTTTTTAATGCACTCTTTTCATAAATTCCATCATGTTGAATTCAGTATTTTTTATAGTACTAGGATTTACTAATATTGGAGGGGCGGTATTGCCTCCGCCACTTGTATTATTTGTTATATTCTGGATATTATTAACTACAGTTTCTTTTGGCGAGTTTGCTGCGGAAGTCATATTATCAATTGCCGCACCAGTCGGCGTAACATTCGGATCCATTTTGTATGCGCCCGACATACTACCAACATCTCGTAAGCTGCTTGGTTCGGATGATTGAAGATTCGCTTCTATATTAGGTTGTATTGAATTGGCTTGTGCGTTCGCTGCAATCTCATCTGAACTAGATCCAAATAATCCCATAGAAGCCATGTTTAATGCACCACTGCCTGCATTTTTTATCTTGCCAAATAAGTCAGCATCCGGATCTGCATCAAATCCTTTAACTCCTCCGTATGCAGCGGCTCCTGCGCCTAAAATAGCTCCTGCAGGTCCTAGAAATCTAGCAACTCTAAGTGCTGCACTGCCAGCTCTACTTGCAGCTCTGCTAACTGGTGAGAGTATACTTGTTTTCGGTGCCTTAGTAGGTCTGACAGGTTTAGTTGTCTTGGTGGGAGATGTATTTGTTATTGCAGGGGTTTTAGATTTAAGACCTAATGTTTCCGCCAGTGAAGTTCCTAATCCTGAAATTTTTGACCCTATAGTAGTAGCTATAGAAGTAACTCCCCCTAATACAGTAGCTCCTATACTAGCACCTAGACTGACTAATCCAGTCCCTAGAGTTGCAATTCCTGCTGTAACAGCACCAGCAACGAGACTCAGACCCCCCATAATCATACCAGTCCCAGACTCACTAGATTCATTATCCTCTTTTAATTCTTCTAATATATCCTCTAGTAGCTCAACTTGTCTTGCTGCAGGAGATTCTCTATCTGTTCCTGAAGTAAAAGTGCTTCCCCCTTCTGCATTTGTGTCTTTACTTTTACTAGAAGACTTTTCATCTATATTCTCTAAAGTCTTTTTATCAGTTTCTGCGGTACTAACTTCTACTATTGAATCACTAACGGCTTCGAGTCCTTCTGCTGCCACTTGCTGCCCGACTTTAACTTCTGCTTCTTGTATTTTAGACTTGGCACTCGGCTCTAACCCAAACATTTTTTCTTTTGTAAAAGCTTGTTTTATAGAGTCTTTGAAACCAAGTCCTTTATCGGTTTTCATATGTCTTCGGAAAATAGATCCAGTAACACTTTCACTCTTAGCTAGTGTTTGTTGAGCTTTGTCTGCTCCTATAGTTTTAACTAAGTCATCACCGGCATCGCCGGCAGATTCTCGTATTTTTTCTACTTGCAGTATTAATTCTTTTATTGCAGCTACACTTGCCTCACCAGTTTTTTTCTGAGAAGCATTCATCATAGAGAATAACTTTTTGATGTTTTCTTTTACTTCTTCTCCCTGTGAATTAATTACTTGCTGAACTTTTTCGGTATTGTTTGCTAAGTTTTTGGCCATGTCAGCACCAGCGATAGAAACTTTGTTACTATTGCTGTTTGTTTTAGATAATGCCGGAGACGAAGCCTTTCGTATGTTATTTACTAAAGTTTCAGAGCCTGACCTTGAAAACGTATTATTGTTTTCTGTGTCCCTGACGTTACTTCCACTAAATTCGGGATCTGATATGCTTCTTCCAGTTACTTTTAATACCATGTTTTTTTACTCTGTTTTTTGTTTTTCTGCTTTCTTTTTTAAATGAGTTATTAACATACCTACATAAACCTCTCTTTCCCAAGGCATCATATTTTCTAACTCAGTTAAACTATAATGATGTTCTTGCATTAATAAGAAATTCGTCTCATAATAGTTTTCGAGAGAATCTTGAGAAAGAGTTAGCCGAAAAAATGTTCGTAGCCATTCACCAATATTTTGTTTTCTGAACCACATTTTACGCACTTGTATTCAATTATATGTTGTAGTGATGGTATATTAGAGAAAAATTCTGCCGCTTCATTCAATAAAGTTACTGGCATATTGTCAACAAACTCTATTAGTTCGTCTGCATTCTCTTCTTCAGGTTTAATAATTTCTTCGCCATTATATATGTAATCAATACAGTTTATTAAAATTTCTGTGTCACTTAGAGTACCTTCTGCTAATTGAACTTCTGCTGAAGGGTATTTAATTACTATACCGACCTCATCGCCAATTTCTAGTTTTTTCTCAGTAGTATTGATATCACCTACTAATTCAAAATCTTTTAAATCCATATCATAGCTTATAACATCTTCACACTGCCCACAACTAAGTGAAAAATTCTGTGTATTTCCTATAGACTTTTCTCTTAGCTTAATAAAAATCCATTGAATTTGATACATAGCCAAATTTTTGCTAACAATTTCACCGAAAGAACAGTTTTCAATTATTTGACAACACGCCGAATACATATCTTTTGTGTCTTCTGACGCAACTGCTAATGTCAATATTTTATTTTCTTTCACTAAGAAAGCTCTAAATCTGAATACTCCTTTCATTCCTGGGATTTCTAACTCAAATGTAGGTGTATCTATTACGGGTAAAGCCATTATATTCTCCAATCAATTATAATTATCTAGTAGGTGGTACAAATCTTCTTATTCCGCTCTGTTGAATTCCTGCTGCTTCATCTTGCGCTAGTCTAGCGATTTCTGCTGCTGTGTCTTCTTGTGATCTATTTCTTTTATACCAACGTTTAGCAGAGAAAGAAACCGACATTCTAATCATGCCGCTGTTGCCCCAAGAAACAGGAGTTAAGTTAATTAGTTTTGGGGTTGCATCAACGAGTTTCCATTCTGCTAAGACGCCATCATCTACTGCAAGAGATTTTATATCTATAGTAGAAACGTAATCTTCATAATAACCTACTTCTTTACTATTAGGATCACCTGCTAACGATATCCATTCTTCAAATGCTTCTCTTACTCGCCACTTCTCGTCTATTATAAATGTGAAGGACATTTCTGTTGTTAAAAATTCGACATTTTGCGTTCTATATTCTGTCCATGCACCGATTTTTACGGGCAAATTAGTAGCAGCGAATCCTGGTATCTGTGCTTCTTCACAATAAAGAGATAGTTGCCTAGCATTTACCCGGTTAACCAGCGCAGGCGGTAGATTGAAAATCACCTCAAAGCGGTCAGACCTTGGGGTGTATTGACTTCTAATTTCTGATAAGAAGTTGTCTAGTTTGGTGAACGATTTAGCCATTGATTATGTCTCTGCTGTCTTTGTACACTTTCTGTACTGATGCACCTTGGAAGTTTTGTGTTGGTAAAAATATAGATGCTTTCCAATGTTCAGGATCTACTTTTAGAAATC